GAGTTCGCCCGCCGGCAGGTCCTCGCCCTCGGCGAAGACGATGGTCACGTCGCGCGGGGCCGCGCCGGTCGACAGGACGATCGCCCGCGTCGAGGCCCCGGCGAGGCGGATCTTTTCAGTGGGCATACGCGGACCTCGTCTCGACTGCCGGCACGGCGACGGCCCGCTCGGGCCGGGCAGCGGCCGCATCCAGGAGCGTTCCCTGGATCTCGCGGACGCCGGTCCCAGTCTCGACCAGGTGCTCCGCCAGTCCAGCGGTCGCCTGGATCACGGTCCCGGCCCGGTAGCCGCGGTAGGACTTCACGAGGCGGATCGGGTGCAGGGCGGCCACGGGGTCCTCCTAAAAACGAACAGCCCGGCGGAGGCATCCTTGCCCCCGCCGGGCGTTCTGCGTGGGGGCGAGATCAGGTTCAGCTACCGGCCTCGACCAGCTTCGCCACGAAGGAGGCGTCGTGGTTCGAGACGCCGACCCGCTGGAGGCCGCGGAACTTCACCGCGTCCGACTCGAAGCCGGCGTGCTCGGAGGCCGAGATCACAAGCCCGTTCGACTTCACCGCGACGGCGGTCGCCATCGAGAAGTCGCCGTAGAGGGCCAGCGTCCCGGCCGGCAGGCCGAGGCACTTGTAGACCGGGGCACCCATCACGACCGGGAGGACCCGATCGCCGACGGTCGTCGACTGGGAGACGACCGAGCTCTTCATGATGTGCTCCCAGCCGGCGGAGCTCACGACCCAGGCCGTGTTCATGGCCCGGCTGTCGATCTTGCCCACGAGCGAGGCGAGGTCCGCCCCGTCGTAGTCGGTGCCCGCCTCGACTTCGTTGCCAGCGTCGATCTCGTCGACCAGGCCGTCGATGCCCTTGCCGGCATCACCCTGGAGCCAGACGGTGTCGATCTTCTTCGCGATCGCGAGACCGAACCGGTTCGCGGCGAGCTGGGCCAGGTTCACGACCGCGGCCGAGTCCTGGATCAGCTCGTTGGAGAACGAGAGGATCCGGCCCATCTTGTAGAGCGGGATCGTGACCTTCGAGGTCGTGGCCTCGTCCTCGGTCACGGCCTCGTGCTCGTCGAACCACTCGGCGTCGATCTCGCCGATCTTCGGGATCTCGAGCGTGTGGCTCGAGGTCGTGTAGACCTGGGCGAGCTGGACGCCGACGGACTGGTAGCCCAGCACGTCGATGTACCCGCGGAAGAGCTCGGGAGAGACGAGCTCGGCACCCTCGCCGTCATAGGTCGGCGAGGTCTCGCCCATCGCCCGGGCCTCGGCGAAGTCGCCGCGAGCGATCGCCCGCAGGAACCGGCCGGCCCGGACCGCGTCCTCGGTCGTGCCGAAGCCGCGGAGCGACTTACCCGGCATGACGTGGATCGCGGGGCCCTTCCGCTTCTCGGCCTTCTCGACCGTGGCGCGGCTGTCGCTGTCGCTCGTGGCGGTCACGGCCCGCAGCCCGGCGAGCTTGTCGTCGAGAGCCCGCTCGGCGGAGGCGAGCTTCGTCACCTCGTCGGCCCGAGCCATCCGCTCCGTCAGCCGCTCGCCGATCTGGGTCGCCTCGGCCTCGTCGGCCGGCGTCAGGGCGCGGAGGTTCTCGATCTCGGTCGTGATCGTCGCGGCCTCGTCCTGGAGGCGCTGGAGCTTGGCGCTGGGCATTGGTTCGCTTCCTTGCGTTCGGGTGGTGGTGAAAACCTCCCGCACGATATGGGCGACCGCCCGACCGGCGAAGTTTGGCGTACTACCGTAGGACGGTCGACCTACTTGGGCTTCCCGGTGACGGCGGCCTGGATCTCGCGCTGGCCGGCCGCCAGCTCCCGCAGCGTCTCGGCCTGCTGCTCCTGGGTCCGGCCCAGGCCTTCAAGCGTCGCCGTCGTCTGGCGGAGGAAGGTCGCGTGTGACTCGACGACCGGGACGACGACCGTATGGTGTAGGGCCGTCGCCGCCTCGCGGAGGCCGAGTAGGAGGATGCAGACCATCACGACCGGGAAGCCAAACTCCCGGGCGATCCGGATCCCCACGTCGATCACGTCGCTGGTTTGCTGCGTCACTTGTTGCTCTCCCACCACTTCCGGACCAATGCCTCGACGATCGCGGCGATCGCCCACCAGAGGATGATCGTCGTGAAGGCGAACCCGCACCGCTCGCGGTATTCGCGGCGGACCTTCTCCTCGAGGTCCAGGCGGACCAGCCGCTCGCCGTCGGTGCCGCGGCCGGCGGCGAGCAGCTCGCCGGCGGGCGGCATCTTGTCGGCGGCCACCGCGGCGATCGCGTCGGACCGCTCGCGGCCGAGGAGGGCCCGGCGGACCGGGTAGGCCGCGAGGGCCTGCCAGACGTAGTCGGCGTCGTTCATCGGCGGACGCATCTCCCATCGAGGCAGGCCTTCGCCAGGACCGAGCGGATCTCGACGACGTGGCTCCCGGCCGTCAGGCCGTGCGACGATCCCCAGAGGATCCCGGCCAGCTCGCCCGACTCGGTGAAGATCGGACCGCCCGAGTCGCCCTGGCGGGCGGCCGCGCGGACCTCGACCATATGGGCGGGATGCCGGCCGGCCGGGGAGAGGAACTGGGTCACCGGGCCCGAGGCCTCGCGGTAGACGAACGGCGCGCCGCCGTAGCCGGCGATCGTCAGCCGGTCGCCGACAGCGGGGGCCTTGGCTGCGAGCTGCACCGGCGCGGCCTTGGGCGTCGGCGTCGACAGGACCGCGAGGTCGAAGGCGTCGTCGCTGGCGACGACCTTCGCGGCGGCGGTCGTGCCGTCGGGCCACCGGATCGTAATCGCGTCGCGGTGGCCGCGGACGACGTGCCAGGCCGTGAGCACGACCGCCCGGCCGCCACCGGCGTCGACCAGGACCCCGGAGCCGCAGTCCCTCGACGGCCCGGCCCCGCACTCGATCCGCGGGACCGCCGGCCTGGGGCCGCCGGCGGCGCGGGCCGGCTTGTCGGGCACGACGCCCGAGCCATCGCAGACCGGGCAGGAGAACCGGACCGGGCCCGGCCCGACGACGCGGTCGCCGCGGCAGTTGTCGCACGGAGCGGCCGCGGCAGAGGCGGCGAGCAGGATCGCCAGGAGGATCGGTCGCATGGTCACCCGGCGGGCCGGCTCCAGTCGTCGGGGAGGGTCATGGACGCGATGGCGAACGAGCCCCGCCAGGCGGACCGGGCGGTTCGCTCGGAGTCGTAGCGGACGATGTCGTACGAGTCCGGGTACGCCATGAGTCGCTCGCCCGGGATCCACCGGGCCCAGGGCACGGCGTGGCCGTTGCGGCCCACGCTCACGACCAGGCCGGCGAGGACGCAGCACACCGCCTGCTCGTAGGACTCGGGGAAGATCACCTCGAGCGGCCGGAACCAGGCGGCCGTCTCCTGCCAGCCGTCGGGGAAGGCGGAGACCGGCGTCCACCGGCCGCTCGCCTGGTTCAGCCCGCCCGCGCCGGTCGTGCCGGGCAGGGCGTGTCGGAAGGCGTAGTCGTGCGGCTGGACCGTCTCGGGCAGCATCCCGCGGCGGACCGCGATCTCGAGGACCTGGCGGACGTTCGCGCCGCCCCACTGCCGCGGGTTCGCCTCGGCGTAGACCGATAGCGGCGAGAGCCAGACCGAGCCGGCCTGGCCGCTCTCGGCGTAGCGGTAGTCGTCCGTCGGGCCGTCGGCGTAGATCACGCCGCGGGCCCGGTTGCGGGCGGCCTCGGCGTTCGCCCGCAGACTGTGGCAGGTACACTCGTGGGTCGGGTTCTGGTTCGTGAACCGGTCGAGGTAGTTCATCGCCCACGATCCGGCCGCGTCGTTCTCGCGGGCCTTCGCCTCCCAGTCTCGCGGCTCGACCCAGAGGGCCGCCGGGAACTCCCGCGAGGCGGAGCCGCAGGCGTCGCGGAGGGCGTCGGTCGTGTCCTCCGCGGCCAGCTCGGCCGGGTAGCCGTCGTGCTCGGCGGGGAACACGTCGACGAGGCGCGGGTCGATCATGGCACGGCCTCCAGCACGGCGGCCTCGGTCGCCGGGGCCGGCGTCACCCGGAGGACCGTCTGGCCGGCCAGGGCGACAACGGCCGGGAGCCCGGCCTTGCGGGCGGCCGCCAGGGCGAGCCGGTACTGGTCGGGAACGTCGCCGATCCCGTCGGTCGTGTCCGCCTCGAGCAGCGTCGCCACGATCTTCCGCTCGCGGTTCAGCCGGTTGATCGCCACGGTCACGAACGCCGGCACGGCGTGGGCGTCCTTCTCATAGACGTAGACCGCCGCGGTGGCCGGGCCCGCCGTGGTGACGTGCCGGCACGACTCGACGTGCGGGAAGCCGAAGATCAGCACCAGCCCGGCGACGACGAGGGCGAGCGGCTTCACGGCTTTGGGGCCTCCGGCTGGAGCAGCTCGTCGAGGAGCTTCTGGCAGACGACGACGGCCGAGGCCTTGCCCTGGTCACGGAGCCGGGCGGCGAGGTCGATCACGAGGCGGAGGTCGTCGACCGGCGTCCGGACCCGCCGGCGGCCGACGTAGGTCCGGGCTTGCTGGACGACGAGGACCAGGGCGTACCCGAGGCAGGCGACGCCGGCGGCGTATTGGACGACTTGGGAAACGGTCACGGGGTTTTCTCCATAGAGGCGACGAGCTGCACGATCCGCTGGACGAGGGCCGCGCCTTCCGGCGTCTTGAGGACGGCCGCGACGTGGCGGGCCAGGTCGTCGTCGAGCCGGCTCTCGGTCCGCGACGCCGCCCACTCGAGCGCGTCGGCGACGATCACCGACCGGGCGTTGGCGTTCGGCTCGGCCGAGTAGCGTCGCGCGTATCCGAGCAGGGGAGACCACTCGGCGAGGAGCCGGATCTGCTCGATGGTCGGGAGGGGCATGTCACCGCCTCACGAGCCAGAGGAGTTGCTCGATCGCCCCGGATGCCAGGGCCAGGACGAGGGACCGCACGGCGGGCCGGGCGACGACCCAGACCGGCAGGGCCACGAGCGGGACGGCCCGGTCGGCCACCGCGTCGAAGAGGTCGCCGACCGACTGGAGGGCGAGGGCCTTCTTCTGCTCGCCGGTCATGGTCGAGACCGTGTCGAGGATCGTCACGACCAGCCGCAGGAGGCCGACCATGAGCTCGCCGAACTCGGCCCAGGTCAGGCCGTCGGCGGTCGTGTTCCTGGCGGTGGCGACATACGCGGAGATCTTGTCGAGGAGGCCGAGGCTATTGTCGGCGGCGGCGAGCGGGACGGCGGTGATCATTTGACCCTCCTCCAGACGTGGTTCGCTGGGACGACCTGGCGGCCCCGAGCGCGGCAGCATTGGCAGGCGACGTAGCGGACCTGGCGGTCGCCGGCCCGCTTCGACGATTCAACGCGGCAGCGGCCGCCGCACTTCGAGCAGCTAGCCGGCATGGATCCGCATCCTCGCGACGGCGGCCGCCGCCGCGGCGCGGACGCCGGCGAGCGACGAGACCTTGACCGCTCGCGGCTCGGGGGCCGCGGCCGGGATCTTCTCGGGCGAGTCGTCGATCCAGATGTCGACGGAGAGACCGGCGGCCTCGGCGGCCGACCGCTTCTGCGTGTCCGGCCCGCACAGGAGGACGCCGGCGAGCTCCTCGTAGAGGTCGCCGAACGCGAGCCGCAGCTCGTGCCGGTTCGCCTCGGTGTCCTGCCGGCGGGTGATGCAGACGACGCGGTTCCCGCGGGCGGTCGCGTCGGTGACGAACGACCGCCAGAGGCCCGGGGCCGCGGTGAACGTGCCGTCGAAGTCGAGGGAGATCGTCAGACCGCGCGGCTCGGCCCGGTGCGCCACCATGCCGCGGGCCTGCCGCCAGGCGTCGAGGGATCGCGGGGCGATCGAGCTCGACGGGTAAGCCGGGCTCGTGACCGCGGAGATGTCGTAGAGGCCCGAGGCCTTGTGGACCGTGCGAATCACGTTCCCCCGCTCGTCCTCGGTCCAGTTCTCGCCGCCGTCGGCGACCGTGAACGCGAACGACGAGCCGGTGATCGTGCGATCCTCGACCATCATGATCAGGTCGCGGCCCATGCTGGTCTGTAGCGGCTTGTGCCGGTAGGCCAGGCCGCGGGCATCCTTCGCGAGCTCGAGGCGGCCGTTCGAGGTCCGGCCCGTGACGTGGTTCGGGTCGTGATTGAACAGGAACGGCACGTCGATCTTCCCGCGCGGGTCGGTCGGCTTGCGGTCGACCAGGCCGTCGAAGGCGGTCGGGGCGAACTTCTCGCGGAATCCGCCGAGGTCGACCGAGAGCGAATCCCACGGGGGCGAGATCCCGACCAGCACGGCCTCGGCGTCGCCGTCGCGACGCTCGACCGTGATCGCGTCGGGCGTGTCGTTCGTCAGGAGGTAGCGGCGTTCGATCTGCGTCATGCTTCGGGCTCCTCGTCGATCGGATCCGCGGACAGCTCGGCGACTCGCTTCCCGACGGTGAACTCCGTCGGCTCCCCGTCCTCGTAGACGCGGAGGCTCGCGGCCGGGTCCGCCTCGGTGGCGGTGATCGAGAACGGCGAGCCCTCGACGCCGAGGACGCCGTCGACCATCAGGTGCTCGATAGTCCCCTCGCCGCCGTCCCAGTAGACGTACTGGCCCTCGCGGAAGCCGCCGGCCTCGGGGACGCCGGCCCCGGGGGCCCGCTCGTTGCCGGCCGGCTCGTCCACCGGCGGCTCGCCATCGGCGACGACGGCCCCGCCTTCCGGCGCGGCCGCGTTGCCCAGCGTCGAAAAGCCGAGCTGCATGTACGTCTCGTCCGCCGCCGGGTCCTCGAGGAGCGGGAGGTCTTCCATCTCCCGCAGCTCTTGGGGCTTGAGCGCCCCCATGTTGAAGAGGGCCTGGTAGAGCTGGACGCGGCTCGCGGTGTCGGCCCGGAGAATCCCGCGGTTATCAAGGCGGGCGTATACGTCCTCGCCGTAGACCGGCTGGAGCATCATGTCGAGCGGGCCTTCCATGCGGCGGGCCCAGGGCAGGAGGCACCAGACCTGCGCCGACAGGTGCTCCTGCTCGACGTTCGACCAGCGGGCCATCTTGTGATCGCCGACCAGCGTCGACGGGACGCCCCAGGCCCGGGCGATGTCGGGGAGAATCGAGTCCCGCAGCTCCTGGTACTGGTTCGCCTCCATCGAGTTCGACTCGATCGGCTTGAGCTGGGTCTTCTTCGGGAGGACGGCGATCGACCCGCGGTTCCGAGCCCCGCCGTAGATCTCCCGGAGCTGCGCCCGGAGGGCGGTCATCGCCTCGTCGGGGATCTTCTCCTGGAGCTCCATCACCATGTCGGGCCGCGCAGAGTTCGCCCAGAACGCGGTCGCCGCGATGTCGAGCTGACGGGCCAGGGCGATCGACGTGCCGCAGAGCTCGGAGGGAGCCATCCCGACCAGGCCGTTATCCGAGAGCCACCGCCAGTGGATCACCGGCTCGCGGATCGTCTCCCACGAGCCGGCGTCGTTCCAGAACTGGTACGAGACCGAGTAGTCGCGGTTCCGGACGACGTTCACCCGGGACGGGTGCATCGGCCGCAGCTCGGAGCAAAAGCCGCGCGGGCCGGGCATGACGCGGGCGAAGGCGTTCCCGTGGAGGGCGGTCCAGTAGGCGACGAGCTGGTAGAAGTCGTAGGCCGACTGCCAGCCGTTCGGCCGCTTCCGCAGCGTGTACGAACAAGGGAGGTCCGCGTCCTCCTTCCGGCCGCCGGGGAGCGTCCGCATCACCTGGACCGGCATGACGGCGACGGCTTGGGCGATCCACCGGACGACGGCCAGGATCGACGAGACGCGGATCGCCTCGGTCGTGCCGATGTCGGCCGGCGAGATCGTGCCGAACCCGAACGACGCGACGGGGCTCCAGACGGATCCGACGGCCCGCTTCTCGGGCGTGGTGCGGCGCGGGGCCCGCCGGCGGGGCGTGGACTTGGCGGGCGTCTTGCGGGCCATCTGGGGCGTCCTGCGGGCCCGGGGCGCGGAATCCCCTGGGAACCACAAGTGTCAGACGGCGGCCCATTCCGGCGAAGTTCGCGGGCCCGTCAGATCAGGACGCCGGCGGCGCGGGCAGCGGCATCCAATGGGTCGCGCGCACCGTCGTGAATCCTGGCTCCTCGTAAAACGATGGCGTGTTTTCATAGCCAATGGCATCGAACCTGGCGACGCGAACTACGCCCTCACTGTCAACGGTCAGGCACTCCTGGTCATCTCCAGGAACCAGCTCGGTAACCGGAATCCATCGGCGGCCGTGCATCTCGTCCCACTGCTGCCGCAGTTGTTCCTTCGTGTCCATCTGGCCCTCCTCTCGCCACAAGTCTACGACGCCCGTCAACTTCCGAAAACCCGCCTTAGATCAGCGTGATCCGGTAGTCGTCGAGACTCCCGGCCACGTCGTCCTCGTCGGTGCTCGCGAGGGCCAGGGCGTTCACGAGCGCGGCGATCCCGTCGATCTTCTCGTTCGACTTCGCCTTGTCGGGTTTGATCATGCCCGTCGGGTCTGTGTAGACGCAGACGTTATTCGCGTTCCACGTCGCGACCGGGTTCCCGCCGGTCCGGAGCCGCTTCTCGACGACCAGGGCCTCGAGGAGCTTACAGGACGAGGTGAGGTACGCCGTCCGCTGCGGGATGTCCTTGACCGTGATCCCCTCGCGCTGGAGCAGCGTCTCGAGCGCCCCGGCCTGCCACGGGTCGACGCCGACCGCCTTGATCTCGTGGGCCTCGCCGTAGGCGATCAGATCGCGGGCGACGCTCTCGTGATCAAGCCGGTGGCCGTCGGTGACGGTCACCCAGCCCTCGCGGATCCAGGTGTCGTACGGGATGCCTTCGCGGACGCGGTCGGCCACGGTCTCGCGCGGGACCCAGTACTTCCACTCGACCGCGTAGCTGCCGTCCCGCTCTTTGAACACGAAGGCGGCCGCGGTCATGTCCAGGTTCGAGGCCAGGTCGACGCCGACCCAGCACGGCCGGCCGGCGAGCGGCTCGGCGGGGCCGGCGTTGCATTGGGCCCAGGCGTCGCCCTGGAACCAGCGGGCGTCGGCCTGGGCCCAGATCCCGAGCCGGTAGCGTAGGAACGACGTTCTCTTCGTCCCGCTTGTCAGGCTGTCGGCGTAGTCGTTCGCGAAGTCCTTCTCCGAGATCGTCACGCCCAGCGACGGGTTCGCGTCGCGCCAGACCTCGGGCGAGTCGACGCCCCGGGCGTCGTCCTCCTTCGCCTCGTAGATCTTCCCGAAGAAGGTCGGGTTCGCCTCGGGGCTCGCCTGGACGAGCCGGGCGTCCTGATACCACTGGTAGCCGATCCCGTTCCGCGACTCGCCGGCCGTCGAGATCGCCACGACGAGCGGCTGGGCTCGAGCGGCTCCCGCGTAGGTCAAGGCCTGGACGAGGTCCGGCTTCCGGTGGGCGTGCAGCTCGTCGATCACGACGGCCGAGGCGTCGATGCCTTCCGCCCGCCAGGAGTCGGCGGCGAGGCAGGTGTACCTCGAGGCCGTCGGCTTGTGGACAATCGTCGAGCGGGAGTCGATCACCTCGAGGGCCCGGGCGAGTCCCGA